TAAGCTGTCTAATGAATCCATCAAGAGTTGGTCTGTCGATTGTTTTTTCATTTTTTAGTTCCTCATCTTTTGTAAACTCTTCACCATAATCTTCTAACCATTTTTCAAGATATGGTAGAAGTCCATGATAAAGTTCTCCAGTTGCTGGAGAGAATAATCTAATTTTACCGTCCCAAATACGGTTTCGATATGCCGGCATAAACTTTGCCCCTGGCACTTCAAACGTGAAGAAATCAGACAAAGCACGAGCAGTGCTTCGTTCAGTATCTACATAGAGATACACTTCATTCTTCTTGGAGATGTGTGTCATTAGACAGCACCGTCAAGAAACTTACGCCATTCTATTGCGTTTTTGATATCCCAACCACGTTGTTGAATTTGTTTTAGAATACGTTCACATGTGTCCATGCAATACTTATAGTGTTCCCTTTTACGATATGCTGCAATCAACTCTTCATCTGCATCTAGATAAAGAGGAATGTCTTGTTTTAGAATTTTGTGGTCAAAGGGTTTGTCACGATAGACTTCTGGGTCTGATTTACCAGAGTAGTATTCCCACTTCTGTCTTTTGAGAACATTATAGTTCCCTTCAGACATGAGATGTAAGTGTCTAAAGTTATTGTAGATTGATAGATATTTTTGGTGAAGTGATGCTGACTTCAGAGACTCATCTGCGAGCTCTAAGTCATCCATCTTTAGGTCTTTTTCAGCCATCTGCTGAAGTTCATCAAGTGTCATAATATTTCACATCCTTAATTATAAAGTGAGCAGTTGATTGGTTAGAACTTGCTGTTCTATATTATCTTACGAAGAAGACTCAAAAGTTGATTGTTCAAGTCAACCTTATCATCTGCTCATACTTATTTATAAAACTCTGATTTCATAGAAATCGTAGTTCATAGTAACAGATGAAGTCATTGGTGACGCATCTGTATCCTGTGTATTAAACGTAAGTCCACTCAAAGAAGTGGGATACATGTTCTTAAAATCTATCTGTATAACAGGATTATTCTTATTTGTCAAGATTGTTAATGTCGCATCACTAGTCAATACATTAGGATTGGTCAGATTATTATTAGTTGGTTCTGTATAACCATCTTGTGTTGCCTCATTGACTGCTGTTTCAAATTGTGTTGGACTTCTAGGAAAACCAATACCAATCATCCAATCATAAATTTCTCTCCAGTTTTGAAGATTCTCTTGAACAAGAAACTGAATTTCCAGTGGACTAAAATCCAAAGTATCTCCCATAAATGGCATAGAAGTGTAACGAGAATTCATCACTGCATCTCCACCAAACGCAATGCCTGGAAGATTGACCTCAGTAATATGATACTGAGTATTGGGAATTTTTAACAAGTCAAAACGAAATTGCGTAGGTCTAGCAAAGTCGAAATTGTCTGGTTGTCTATTAAGTAGATTACTCTGTAGTGCCATAATTGTTTCCTTTTATACCACTATTTATAAGCATAAAAAAAGGGGAGTCCGAAGACCCCCCTAAATTCGGTTGATTTAACTCAACTCTTATTGTTACATGATGTTTGTAACTTGAACTCTACGGTAGTAGAGGTTCGTGTTAGCAGTCAAAGCACCAAGACCAGCAGTTGTTCCTTGTGCGAAAGGATTAGCAGTCAGACCATAACGAGTCTTGAAGCCAATTTTCGGTTGGAACGTGTTCTCACCAACTGCACGAACCATCTGTAGTGGAACATATGGGCAGTAGAAGAGACCAGCATCATAAGGGGAAGTTCCCTTATAACCTACAGTGTAGTATTGCTTGTCAGCAGTGTTTGCACTGTATGGGTCAATGTATACCTTGTAACGTCCGTTAAGAACACCAGCAAATGTGTTACCAGCATCATCAACGTTAAGGTTGTTGTTAAGAGCAGGGGATGTATCAAGAACACCAGCCATCTGAAGTGCAGACGCAACGTCTGAAGAACAGATAATGATGTTACCTTTACCTCTACGAGTTTGTTGTGCGATTGCGTTAGCATCACGTTCAACTTGGAACATAAGTCCTTTGAACTTCTCAACTGACCAACGACCATTTGAGTCAACATCCATGTCGAAGACACCAGCAGTTGCAGTATCATTCGCAGCACCTTTAACAGCAGTTGTGTAGATAGTTCTAACAACTTCACGGTTAATTTCTGCAAGAATTTCAGCAGAAAGGATGTTTGCAAGTTCTGTCTCTGCGTCAAGACCATGAATTGCTTTAAGGTCTTGTGCAAGTTCCATTGTGTATTCTGCTTTGAGAGCACGAGACTTTGCAGTCACAGTTTGCTTCTCAATTGAGAACGCCATTTCAGCAAACGAGTTACCAGCAGAATCACCTTTTGCTTCAGCAGCAGCAGTGGTCATACCAGTTCCGTTTGTGTATGTGCCTGGAGTTGCATCGTTCAACAGAGCAGGGTTAGTTCCTGCTTGTGTTCCAGCACCAGAGAAATCTGTGTCTGCTTCATTGAACATAGACTCAGTTCCAGTTTGGTTAGTGTAACGAGAACGCATTGCGAAGATAAGACCAGTTGGCCCTGTCATCGGTTGAACACCTGCCACATCATAAGCGATGAGGTTAGGCATTGCACGTCTTACCAATGAGATAAGAATTGGATCCCAGTTGTCAACAGAGTTACCTGTTGCGTTAGTTGGTGCAGCTTCTGACAAGAACGAAGAGTCCTCACGAAGTGCTTTTTCTTGGTTTTCTAGGATAACAGTGGTTACAGCTCTACGATACGCATCTTTGATTTCAGGCAAATCATTATGCTCGAGGACTGGCTGCCACTTTTCCTGTAGATGTTCTGTTTGGAACATTTTCATTTCTCCTTAATTGAGTTTTTCTTTATAATATTTATACAATCCGCAATTTTCATATTGGATTATTTAGCTCGCTTTACATTTTTACTGATAGCAGCCATGTAAGCGGCCATTGCACCAGTTGTATCGTAAGAATCGTCACCATCGGTTTCAGAGTCTACAGATTCAGCGATAGCAGTTGCTTTAGGGAAATAACTTTCCTTGAGCGTGTTGAGTTTTTCAGTGAATGATTCTTCACCGTTAAAATCAACATCTTCTGCAAGAGACTTAAACTTCTCTACCTCTGTATCAGCGAGGTCAGAAGAGACTTTTGCAAAAACAGACTCACGAACTAGTTGGTCATTTTCTTTTTTCAAAGAAGCAGACTTCTCAATTTGTTCGTTAATCTTAGACTCTAGTTCGTCAATCTTTTCAGACTGTGCCTCTAGAATGTCATACTTTTCGTCTGGAACATCAATGTAATGTTCTTCAAACAAACCTTTTAGTCCAGTGATGAAGTCTTCTGCAATCTCACCTTTGAGACCTCTCTCAATTGCGAGTTCGTTTTCTTTCATCCACTCTTCTACAACGTAGTTCATGTATGCATCAACTTTTTCAGTCAATTCATCACGCACTCTGTTGATTTCTTCAGCGACTTCTTGTGTCTTTGCAGACTCAATTCTTTCGACTTCAGAACGAAGTTTTGACTTGACCGCAGCTTCAAAAATAGTTGCAGCCTTGCCCTTGAATTCTTCAGAAAGGTCTTCACCTTCTGTTAGAGCAGTTACGTCTTCAGAAACGTCAACGCCTGCAAGACGTTCTTCAAGAGTAGATTCATCCATCTCCTCTTCTTCACCGTCCATAGATTCATCCTTCATCATGGCACCGTATGCAGCTTGGATATCCGTTGCTTTCATACCTTCCATCTTCTTGATTTTCTCATACATTGCGTTAATCATTTCGGATTTAGTCATACGACCTTCTTCCAACTCCTCACCATCATGGTCAACTTCATGACCAGCTGCGAGAGGTTCTTTAATCTTGGTAGGTTCGTCATCGCCTTTGGCATCTTTTGCACCCTTATTCTGAGCATCTTTGACAGGTTTTGTTGCTTTTGCGGCATCAGCACCTTTCTTCTCATCTGGGGATACAACTGCTTTGCCAAGGTCTTGAACTTCACCTTCCACTTTTTCCATTTTTGAGTCACCTTTGTCGGCACCGTCCGTAGGTTGCTTTGCTTCTTCAAGCTCTGCTTGGACTTCCGCTTCTAGTTCCTCAATTGTCTTGTCTAGTTCTGACATTTGAAGATTCTCCTTGAGTTGTTATCTTAACATATTTATAATGATTAAAGTTTTGACAAAAATTTTGCAAAGGCAAGTGCGGAAACTTTACTGTTTCTTTGTCTTACCCCTTCATTGATTTCGTCTTTGATGTTTTGAATCTCTACTTCTTTAAGTATTCCATTGTCCCAAATCCATTCTTTACCTTCCATAATACCTTCAACGAAGGCTTGAGGTGCAGAAGGGTCTGCAACAATATCTGCCGCAGTGGCAAGATAAAAATCATCTTTCACATAATTTGCACCACCCTTAGACTCCAGTGAACCCATACCTCTTGAAGAGACACCGAGTTTACCACCGTCTTTGATTAGTGCTTTCGCAATTTCCCCCATCGGAGTTGAGAGCAGTTTCGCCTCACCGATAAAGTTCTTCCCATCAGCTTCCAGTTTAGTTATCATGTGCGATACCCTGTCAAGATTGACAGTAGGGCCTTCTGGATGTCCCAGTTCCCCAAACGCACGACCTTCAGCA